TTAATCCTGAGGTTGGTGGCTGTGGTCGTATCATACAGAGCAACGAAAGGCAGAGTGATGATACGCGAGGTGGGATTGTCAACAGGAACATCAGCGCCATTGATCTTGATACGAGGGAACAACCAAGTATACCCAGCCCCAGCCGTAGGATCATCCACTTCAACCTGAATAGCGGTTTCAGTCTCATTAAGAAAGCGGTTGATCAGAGCAGCATCTTCGAAGTAGGCAGTGATAGTACCTTCAACAGTTGCCATACCATACTCAAGTTGGGGAGTAGAAGCAGAACCTACAACGAAGGTAGGGGCAAGGGCATTGTTAATGGTGAAGTCAATACCAGTCACAATAGCAGCAGCAGTCAAAGTACCACCAGAATTCCCGATACTCAAAGCACCCGAGTACGAGTCGAATGGTTGGTTGCCCGAGGCGGCAGTCTTGACAGCATCTACAGACGTGCCAGAGATAGTCATATCCTTACCAACCATGCTGAACGTACCAGTAACCATTTGGTTAGGACGAATGGACACAGCAAGAGAAGATACCGACATACCCGTGAACAGACGGAATTGAGCAATATCCGTAGCGGCATCTTCAATCGAGAAGAACTTGGGGGTAGTACCAACCTTCAGGTAGATTTCTTCACCCGAACCAGAAAAAGTGTTAAAGAGTGCACTCTCAAGGAAAACATCATAGTCACCTTTACGGAGGTCAACTACAATATCCCCGCCGACAGAACGATTGCCATGACGGTCAACACGAGCCATACGATCAGGTTGGATGTCGTTACCAGTCACACGCTCTTTGGTCAGGTTCAGGGTGTGGGTGGTGTAGGGAAGTTGGATCAGAGAGGGAGTAGTTGGCGTAGTTCCAAATACAGTTTCTGCAACATAAGAGAGGCCAGCGCGGCTACCTTGAGAGAACGGCATAGTTAGTTTCCTTTATCAGTTATAGATGTACCAACCAACAGTGATTGGGGTGCAGTAGAAAGGAGAGTCAAGGAAACTCGTCCCGACTTCAGAGTAATCAATCGACACAATCGTAGGACTACCAAGAAGCAGCCTATCCCCACTCTCTAGTAGAATGTCGTCACCACTCTCTAGTAGTATTGCATCCGTAGGGTTAGTGTACACAACATCTGTAGTTGCGTTAAATCGGTCAAGCAACAGATCAGCAATGTCATATCCTGCACCTGATCCAAGACCTTCTGGTGTACAAATCAAGATGCTATAGAGGCCATCATATCTTTGTTGTGGGTTCAAACCTCGTACAGCAGGTCTACGAGAAGTAGGAACCAAGTCAGCCTTTACAAAAGCTGTACCAGTTGTGGCTTGGTAAGGGACGTTCTGACGGGCAATAGGGGGGATACCTACAGTACCAGATAGGTGAGTGTCTAGGCAGGCTCTAATGTCGTTAATGATTGTCATCGGCCACCTCTAATCTTGGCTATGGCACTCGCCATATGGATATTCGCCCTTGCAACAACCCTTGCATAAATCTTGTAAGGTGGCCTACCACTATCCCAACCACCAGACTCAACGATTTGAGCGTGTGGGGCATTGTTGTTCAGATAGACCAGAGAGGCATCTTGGGGGAGGGCTTTGATGTCTGACATAAGGTTAGCCCTACCTTCGGCCCTGTAGGCTTCTGGAGAGGATGTCTTATCTGTCATACCCTCTATGTTGCCAGTGAACTGACCAGCAGCAGACCTATTACCGATTGAGTGACTGGCGACATACCTACCAGACCACACAGGGGATGTAGTGACAATCTCTTCGGCTATCTCGGTGAGGAACTGATCCCTGATACCAGTCAGTTCTTTCTCCAGTTTGGCAATTTGTTGAGTGAGGCTTACACCTACCGCTCTACCTTGAGCCATGTCATTCCCTCACTTGTAGTTGATAGCACATCGTAGCACTACCAGACTTAATCTCCATAACCTTGACAATGTTCACCGTATCACCAAGGCCAATAATCTGGTCTGTAGCATCAGGTGCTGGAGTAGCTGAACCATTGATCAACTTACTATCCAAGACAACCCTACGATCCCCACGAAGGATAGAGTTACTGTCAACCATCTCTGGCGTGTAGTCGTAGAAATAGCCCCGTACAGCGTAGTCAGTGTTTGTGGTGGTCACAGTACCTGTATCACTGTTGTATGCACCAGCGGCCCGCTTACGAAGCGTGAGGGCTATCCCATGCTCCTTGATGAGTTGTCGTAGAGTGTAGGGATCAAACGCCATTGGGTTCATCGGTGATATACTGATCAACCGCCTCTGTGTTGTCGAACTGGTTGACACTGAAAGCAGGTTTAACACGATCAGAGTCAGCGTTAGCTACACCAATCCCAGAGATAGAGATACCACCAGCAGAGACACCCAAAGACTTACCAGAGGTCTTCTTACCTTGGGCTTCAACTTGAACAGCCAGTTGATTGTACTGTTTTGCTTTGTCACTGTAGTTGGCACTCAAAGCACCATCCAGAGTGGTAGTAACCATGCGGCTAAACTTAGCAGCTACAGCCCTACAAACCCATACAGCAGCGTAGTAGACATTGTTACCAGTTTGAGATAGAGCAAAGAGGATTTCTTCGTTCTGGACAAGTTGATCTGAGGTATCCGTATCACCTACAAGCAAACGGACAGTGTTGAGACGACCAGAAGAAGTCGTAGTATTCAAATCTGCTACGTCATATGACCACGCCATAGTCGTCCCCTTAATTAGTTTTCTAGTTCACCGTAGGAGGTACGCCACCGACGAATAAGACCAATTTGTTTATCCTTGATCTTGCTGGTAGAGCATTTCTTCTGGAGAAATTCACCATTGTTTTTAGTCTTTAGTTTGACTTTACCATTGATGTTATCTACAAGCAAGTGAAGTTGGTCAACAGAATATCCTTCTAGTCCGTCACCAACAGCAATCTTTGAAACTGCAACTTCTTCAAGTTCTTCATTGTGGTGAAGCATATCATTAAAGAATAGTTGTTGTAGGACATCATGCGGGGTTCCAAAGAACTCCCAGCTAAATCTTTCGCCCTTCTTCCAAATCTTTCCAGCCATCTGAATGCCATCTTGTTTGACAAACACAGGACGAGAAGGATTGAAGAAGGGGAGAAACGGTCGGGTCATCTCTCCCACTCCTTGTTTTAGGCTACAACAGTAGCGATGAAGGCACCCATGTCCGAAGACACAACCTTGTGGTCATAAGCCAAGTTGGCTTCCAGCACTTCGGCAACACCGTCGATAGCCAGATAGTCACCACGATACGACTTGATCGTAATGCCATGACCCGAAGCGTTCTCCAGATCATCCCAAGTGAAGGTATAACCAGCCGAGGGAACCATCAGACCAGCCGCACGGGGGCGGTAGTAGAAGGCTGCCGACTTGCCACCGATGAAGGCATTGGCTTCAGTCAGACCCTCAGCAGCCGTGTTCTTCACGGTCTCCATGACGAGGAACTCTTCCACACCGAAGATTTCAGCCAGTTTGGCGTCCGTCACCAGAGCGGTGTTCGTCACGGTAGCACCACCATTCAGGCGCGACAGGATCGAGGGGTTGTTGACCAGAACGTCACGAACTTCTTTACCGACAACCATGACATTGGGCTTGAAACCACCCGACTTCAGTTGCATGGTGCGCGTGATGTTCGTCACGTCAGCAATCGGGGTCGAGTTGGTGTAGTCAGACCATTGACGCACTTGGTTGGTCGAGGGCGAACCCGAAACACCAGCCCAGTCCGTACCCCAGATCGAACCTGCGAAGTAGGACGTAGCCCACTTGACTTCACGGTCGATCAGCAGTTGGTGGGTCAGCATCTGAGCGCCAGCCGAACGGATGTCCAGAGCTGCATCCTCGTTAGCCAAGGTGTCGAAGTCAAAGTCGGTTGCCAGCGAGAACACGTCAGCCGAGTAGGTATCGGTCGAGAGGCTCATACCAACACGAGGTGCTTGGGTACGGGGAGCGCGAGGCTGCACCTGACCAACACGGTTGAAGTCTGCACGGTTGTAGATGTAGTACTTGTCGGTTTTCTTGGAGACCGAAACTTTCGGGAAGACACGATCAGCGATAAAGCCGTTAGCATCTTGCAGGAAAGCAATCGTCAGGTTAGTAAGCGGTGCGTCGATATGGACGGCACTAGGGGTCAGCATAGCCATGAAAGATATTCCTTATTTCAAACTAGATTAGGCTGCGGCAGTTTCAGCGCGCGACAGTTCAACCGTGATGATTTGGTTATCAACACCGGCTTCCAGAGCGTAGCCAAGGATGATGTCCGTCGAAGCGGCAGCAACAGCCTCACCCGAAGCATCCGAAGTGACAGCAGCACCACGAGTGATCGTGCCAGCAGCTTTGACAGTCACACGACCATCGTAAGCAACCGTGACGGGTTGACCAGCAGCAGTAGCAGCCATCAAGGCCACACCGACAGCACGATCCCCAGCGCCACAAGGATCAATCTGACCATCCGAAGCAGGGCCAGCAACAAAGGTGAATTGAGCGATAGCAGCACCCGAGATGTAGGTACGAGTGCTCATGTTTTCCGTAAATGCCATTTGAAAGGCTCCTTATTTACTTCTTGTAGGTTTCAAGCAGAAGGGATTTCCCCTCAGCGGTTTTGATGACGGCAGCATACGCTTTGTAGAAGTCTTCCTTCTTCTCTTCCTGACGGAACTTAACCATGTCGTTAAGCTTGTCAGCAGGAGTTTTTAGATCGTTCTCTGCGTCCGTTTTGCCAACTTCTTGGAAGATGCCAGCAAAAGCAGCATCAGCAGCACGAAGGATTGCGAGAAGTTCTTTATCTTCACCAATCGACTTCAACAGTTTACCACGCTCGTCAGCAGTTCCCTTGAAGTTAGGGAGCACTTCTTCGGCGCGTTTACGGAGTGCTTCGACTTCAACAGCCTTTTGCATCTCTTCTAGTTGTTTAAGGACGGGGGCAGGGATAGCCGACTTGGCTACAAACTCACCACCAACCTCAATAGTTTCTTCAGCAGGTTTGGCCTTCTCAATAGCTACAGCTTCGAGTTCTTCAACCTTGCCTTTGAGGGTTTCGATTTCTTCCAGAAGCATCTTGTTCACTTCTTCGAAGGACTTAGCTTCTGCTTTCCACGATTTACGAGTCATAGGCTTCTTATTGCCCTCTTCGTCCATCATTTCTTCTTCCATGTCATCGGTATCCATATCGTCCGACTTCATCTCTTCCTTGTAGCCTTTTTCAGTTGCTTCAAGGTCTACAGCAGTAATATCTTCCATGTTATCCCCTTTAGGGTTGCTCTTGAAGATGGCAACCTTAGCGAGCGGGTCATCACCCATATCGACCAAGGAAACTTCTTCAAGCTCCAAGTTTACGAGTTCGGTGGGCATTACACCATCTCCTTCAATGCTCTTCCCCCAATAGAGAATGCAGCTAGTTTACCGCTTTTAACATCTTGCCATACTTGTTCGTCGTGAACCTTAATAGCAATAATCCAGCCTTCGCGGTCAGACTGAATACCCAAAGCCTTGGCAACATCATTTGTCAGGGGCATGGAGTGGATTACTTCACCGATGCTTTCACCAGAGTGCATCCTCTTGGCAGTACGCATGGAGAGCATGAAATTGGTGGCTGCTTTAGCCAGTTGGTCAGCCCTAATAAACTCACCACTATGATCAAGACTAACTTCACCTTTTACTGTAGCTACATAAGCCCAGCCGAATGCGAGACGCTCTTCATCAAGTTGTTTGACAATCTGGCCTTCAATTTGCACCTTGTTAGTCATCTCTGATACGGAAGTACCAGTCTCCCACATACGGCAGGACCAGTAGCGGGCAGAGGTCTTGTCTGTAGCTGTGTCACAAGAATGGCGGGCACGGAAGTTACTACGGGCATCAGGGTCATCACGGCGGATTTCCATATTGGGATCACCGAAAGTAACCTTCTTGACACCATCACCACTTTTGACGTAGACACCGAACTTCTTGCCTGAACCAGCAGGTAGACGGAAAGGTTTGTCTAGGGTAACTTCTTTGCCTTGGTGCATAGCCTTCTGAGTGGCTTGTTTAGCTTGAGACCAAGCACCAGCAAAGGCCCTACTCTCTGACATGCCCTCTTGTTCCATCATGGAGTTAAAGACGTTACGAAAGACAGATTGTTGATGAGGAGAGAGTTTACTACGTACTGCTTTGGGCAGTTCATCGACTGAAGCATAAGGCATCTAAATCACCAAGTAGTTAGGGGTGTACGCTTCCATGTATTTGTAGCAACACAAATGTAGTGGTAGCTTGCATCAAAGGCTGTATCACCTTTACGACCAGCGGAGCTTGCAGTAGCTGGGGCAGGTTTCCAGACATCCTCGATGTGAGGTCTAACAAACAAGGTACCATTGTTAGCGGCAGAGACTACAGCAACAACAGAGATTGCATTGTTTGGAGCACTAGGCTTAGTCGCAGTGAGGCCACCAGATACCGTAGAGGAAGCGTAAAGGATTGCACCATCTGTGAAGGCTGAAGTGTTGATACCACGGACTTTACCGAAGTAGGTTACTAGACCATCTTCACCGTTAGGGATGTCTTCTGTGGCAACACCCATGATGACATTGCTATCATAAGTACCATCAGCCAAGAAGGGTGCAGCTAGAAGGATGCCACTATTACCAAGAGAGCCAGCAAACCGACACACAGTACCGTTAGGGATAGTAGAACCAGTGTTGTTGCGTACCCTGTAGTGGATTTCCTGACCAATCTGCATAACTACATCACCGCCATTAAGCCCAAGGCTCAGGGTCTTGTCTGTAGTATCCCAAGTGAGTTGGCCCTCAGTGGGGGTGGCAACAACATTGGTAGTGTCAAAGGTCATGTAGTCGATAGACTTGAAGAACTCTTCCCGGGTAATCTTCTTTGTAGTAAGGGCAGAAGTATCTACAATAGCAAGCACATCATCTTGTGCAGCACCAGCACCTGTGAGTGAAGTCAGTGCACTAATTTTGGTATCAGGCATTTAGTTCCTCCGTACCACCTTGCCTACAGAGGGAAAGGCAAAATTGAAATTCTTCATCTGTCATATACCTAAACTCTGTAGAACCACTAAACTTGTAACCAAAGTCATAAGGTTGTCCTATAATAAGAAGGGATCGCTCTAACTCTTTGGCATCTGTGGTGTTGAACAACCAAACTTGTTCGGCTTCTATAGAACCTTTACGACAAGAGTATCTTATACGCCTTATACCCAGTCGGTGAGAGGTCTTGCCCACTTTGTAGACATTGGGTTTTCCTTTAACAGACCAGATGTACACAACGTCATTATCGCACTCTGGTGTATTATAGGTTTCTCCAAAAAGTTCAGATAATAGCCCATTTTTGTAGGCCCAGTGGTGAGCACCGCCATACATCATCTTAAAGTCTGTTCTGTGCTTACACTTGCTTGCAGCATCTCTTACAGAAGCTTCATCCCAAGAAGTTGTTTCTGGCAGAGGCCCAAATACACCATCCAAAAGGCCCTTCTTCCAGAGGTATCTGTAAGCCCCACCAGAGTCTTTCTGGAAAGACCACCTATCGCTGTATTTACTAGCCTCTTCTGTAGCAGTTTCTACAGACCAAGGAACTCTCGCGTTAACAAGGTGATCCACTACACCAGAAGGTTTACCTTTGTGGCGGAACATTGCGTAAGCATTAGGGGAGTTTTCCCTGAAGTCTTTAACTGTTTTGTACTTCTGGGCTTCCTGTTTGAGGAGTTCCTCGGTCCATCGAGAGTTCTTCTTCTTTCTTGCGGGTAAGGGACGTTCTGACGGGCAATAGGGGGGATACCTACAGTACCAGATAGGTGAGTGTCTAGGCAGGCTCTAATGTCGTTAATGATTGTCATCGGCCACCTCTAATCTTGGCC